TGGAGGTCCATTGCGAGAAATTCTTCTTACCGAAGAATGTCTTGTCTTGGCCTGTCATCCCCGGTATTGTCGGGGCAGGTCACTGGTACCAGTTGCCAGTGACGGCCTTGACGGATAAAGGACAGCGACAATTTGTCGCCGACGTCTGGAAGTGTATGGCTGTCGTTATAGAAGCCATACACAGGAGACCATTCACGAATCTGGTCCCCGCTAAGATGTTTGCGGGGTGGCTTATTAGAGCCAGTCGTGGTCCCGGTGGTCAGAAGTATGTCTGCCAGCAGATTAAATCTCTGGCCTTCGACTACCGTGTCTGGTCGATAACTGCTAAGAAGCCGAATTACTCGGGGGATATACCACGAGCATTTCGAAACTGGCTTAGCAGCCTCTGCTGTCATGCAGAGACGCGTGCACAGTTTGCACGCGTAGCAAGAATGCTCCCTGTTGGGAACAAACTTGTTATAGACCAGGCGCTCCGGAAACACCGGAGCGTTGTGACCCGCAGACCAAAGTTGGATATTGGTCTGGCACACCAGATTTATGGCTACGCTCGTGATTATATTCACGAGCGTAAACACAGCCTGAGTGAGAGGGTGTCCTTCCATCCAACGGAAGGAACGGCTAGCAGAGATGTTCCGGCTAGCGCGGGTGGTCGACTGAGAGACCTTGTGGACAATGCCCACAGAGTTATGTCTCAGCGTCCCATCGTACTGAGCGAGTACCTTTATAGTCATAAGAAGTACTTTGACGATGCTATCGTCGAAGCTGCTATCTATACTGACGAAAAGGTCTCCACTTATAACGTGGACGTTCTCGCCATTCCGGAACCCGGGTTTAAGGCCCGTGTACTCTGCAAGTTCCCAGCCACAGCTCTCCTTGCGGGTGATATCATCCGCAGACAACTGTGGCCCATATTCGAGTCTGACCCGAATATGGACTTCGATCAGGATATACGCTCTGAGAAGTTCCAGAATGTGATCCGCCGTTCGCTGAACAGAGACGGTACAATCGTATCGTCTGATTTGTCCAACGCGACGGACTACATACCCCACGAGTACGCAAAGGCACTCTGGGCTGGAATTCTCGATGCGTTTGACTTCCCTGAATGGGTTGAAAACTACCTTGAAAGGATGTTTGCACCCATTCGGATGTCTTATCCTGACGGAGTTACCGTGACCTCGTGTCGCGGTATTCAAATGGGAACCCCGTTGAGTTTCCTCACACTCTCTCTTCTGCACAAGTTCTGTGTCCATAAGTCTGGACACGAACGTAGCCCTTATATCATCCGAGGAGATGACCTCCTCGGTGTGTTCAGCTCTCCACGGCAGTACCTTACTGTCATGGAAGAGATTGGTTTTAAGATAAACCGTGATAAAACGGTTATCTCCAAAGACGGTGGTACCTTCGCGGAACAAACCGTGAAGGTTACCTGGAAGGCCAAGGAAAGAGACCCCTTGGCACGACCCACTCTCTATGACTTTATAGTCACAGATCAGAAGGTCGTTTCGTCTATAACCAATCTGGATGATATCCCCTTTAAGGGTCTCATCCATCTGGACAATAAGGGTGGCAGACTCAGGCAAGTGGGCAGATGGTACGCCCAATGGTCTCCTTATTACCCACCGCGGAAGGGCAAGGTGGCGTACCGTGCGATCCGTCGTACGATTGGAAACGTACTTCGGATAGCCCGTAGCCTCCGCATCCCAATAACATGCCCGATGGAATTGGGCGGGTGCGGAATCCCTAATAAAAGGGGTACGATGCAGTTGGACGCGAATTTCCAACATAGATCGCGTGTTGGTTATGCAGCCTCTCACGAGTCGCATAACTTCCAACTGGCTGTGCGGAAGCTCGACATTGGAAATGCGAGCGATCTTCTTGAGGACTATAGGCAACATGTTGCAGATCTTCCAAAGGGAAAATCTGTCTACATGTTTGACCCGTATTCCTCTGAAGATTTTTCCGGTTATCGTAGGAAGCGTATGCTTCTCAACAATACCGGAAATTATTCCGCATATCATACGAAGCCAGTTCCACTGCATCGTTGGCTTGCCGTGTTCTCCAGATGTAAGGAGAACCGCGCCCGGTGGGTACCGAGCCGTAGATGTTCTGGCTCGGATCTCAGACGTCTGATAGATCGGATTAAGATGTTGAGTCCGATCTATGTCCCTTATACTACACCTAATGCTCAAATCTTGAGTATTAGGATATAGTAAATATGGGGTTGCTCCCACATTACTATCGCAATGCAGGTG